GTTTAAATCTAACGAAGATTAAAGAGTTTCTTTAAGATTTTTTAATTTAAAATAAGATAGTTTGTCGTACTTTTCTGATTCAACTTTTTCAATTGTTTCGGTAATCGTATTTAATGTACCGATATCAGAATCTTCTTGCAACGCTTTTAATTTTACAATCACCTCTCCTTTAATCGAATCAAAATTTTCTTTTAAGACAGAATCGTCTGTAGATAAAAATTTCATTAAATCTTTCTTTTCAGATTCATTTAATCCATTAATATAACTTGAGATTGTTTTATTTGCAACACTCACCATGGTAGTTAGTGGTAATTGTATAATTTCTTTATTAATTGGTTTGGGAACCATTAAAGATTCTTTAATCAATTTTTTACTTTTGATTTTAGATTCGATAGTTAATACGTCAGTTGAAAATAATCCATCAACAGTTTCGTATAGGTTTTCTGATTTAACATTACCAACCCAAGTCTTTAGATTATTTAACTCAGAAGATTTAATTTTGTTAATGGTATTTTCATACATGGTAATACACTCATGTATATAATCATTAACCGTATTTTCCTTTAAACCTTTCTTAGAACTTAATTCATCGTATAGATAAAATATCTTACTGATATTTTTATTCTCTAATACTAATTTTTTAAAATTTTTTAATTCATCTTTAAAAGTATCGTTAGAATATGATTCTAATAAAACTTTTTCTATCTTAGATTTTAATATACCAAACTTAATCATTTTCGTTTTTTTATTATAAATATCAATCTTTTAGAAGTTTACTCAGTTGAGCCTCCATTTCTCCTAAAGAATTTTTTCCCTTGGATAAATCAATATATGAATCCTCATCCGTTAATGAGTTTGATTCTAATAGAATTTTTAAGTTATCTCGTTTAAAAGATTCTGGTGTCATTCCCGCACCTCCACCTGGCTCAGGTGGGGGTGGTGGTGGCATTGATTCTCCTCCTCCTTCATCACCTCCTGGAGGTGGTGGAGCTCCTCCCGCATTTGCGGTTGACCCTGATTTATTACCGTATAGTTTGTCAACGTTATCAAATATTCCTGAATGAGTAATGATTGTTGCGGTGTTTGTTAACTCAGCACCAACCGCTTTCTCAATACGTTGTTGTTGTAAATCAAGTTTAATTTCTTCATCAGAGAACCCTAACACATGTTTTTTGGCCCATGATACTGATACAGGGGCAATACCTTCGATAGCGGTAACCGCGTCTTTATAAAGTAAAATCTTCTCTTTCCACAAATCAACTTTTAATAAATCCGCTTGAGATGATGGGTTAGTTAAACCTAATGTAAAGTTTGATAACTCGTCCTCAAACCCTAATAGGAATAAGTGAATGATTGCAATTTTATTCATTTCAGCAATCATACATTTTTGAATTCTATTAATGGTTCTTGCAAAACGAATATCCATTAACGATAAGTTTTTGCCGTCACCAACAATTTCCTCAAAACCTAAAAAAGCTTTAGGAACACGTAGTGCGGTTAATAATTTCTTTTGGATGTATTCTATATCGGCGATTTCCGATAAGTTCTGTGCCCCTGGTAATGTCTCAATTGGTGATGCTTGCGCTGGGTCACGAACAGGAATAAAGTAATCTTGGTCAACCGCCATTTGGTTGAATCGTAAATCTACGTTTCCTGTATTTTTATCAACAACTTGGTCTCTTTTAAATTTGTTTGCAACACGTTGTACATATGCCTCAACATCTTTATCATCCATGTTACCAACAAATACTTTAAATACTCTTCTTTCAGGGGCTCTTGATGTTCTATAAATTAACATCGCGTCTTCAGATAACAATAACTGTTTCCAAATACGTCTTGCCTTTTCTAACATTGAAGTACCGTAGGGAAGTTTTCTATCATCACCTAATAATCTAAAGTGAGCAATCTCCCATGAATTAAATTCCATCGCTTTGGCTTTCCAATTAAATCTTAAACCTTTGTTTTCAATAGGTTCATCGATGTTTTGTTTTGCCGCTTGAGCGGGCATACCCCTCTCCAAACGTTCAATTTCGATGTTTGGAAGTTGCATACAACCAACAATACCTTTATCCGAATCTAATTTTAGGTAGACAAAGTTATCACCATATTTACATGTATTTCTTACCCACATAGGTAAGTTTGTATTAATATCTAACACATTATTAAATAAATCGGCTAGTATTGATTTGATTCTTTTTGATTCAGAATAGATTTGTAACATATATCCGTTTTCATCAACCGTTGTTGATTCTTCACCATAAATGTCTAACGCCGCAGAAATTTCAGGAGTATACTCCATAGATTCGTAATCGTAAAATGATGACAATCTTGTTGGTTCATAATAAATCGATTGGGTATACATGTTACTCTCAATCTTTGTCCATTGATTTGCTAAGTAATATGTTTGTTGAGCTTGTAATAACTCTTTATCGTATTCTTGTTTAGAAGTAGTCTTTAATAAGTCTTTTCTGTCAAACTTATATGTTGGGTAATCCTGATTTAACAGGGCGTTAGGTCCAAATGCGTGGGATAACCTTTGCCATACTGTTAAATTTCCATTGTCGTTATTTTCCATATTCTAAATTTAATTCTTATTAGGGATAACTAAATAGTTATGAATTCCCTTTGTTTTTGGTATTATTATTTGCGTTGTTGTCAGACCCCCCCTGTCGATTAATATTGTTATCTCCACCGGGTTTTACTGAACTTATACCTTGACCAGGAACATTCAATTTACTTCCATTGAATTTTCTGCCTGATTTTTTTCTTCCTACTAATCCCATTGTTTTGTTTTATTATAAATATTAACGACCACCAAATAACCAACCGTATTTCGCATATTCCTCACGACCAACATTAGTATTTGAGAATTGGTTAATTCTGTCTCCACCATAAGGCATTACAGGATTGAATTCAATTTGTTTACTGGCGGAGTGGTTATTATTAACCGACCAAGAATCTAACATAGCCTTAGTATGTTCAGTTACTTTAGTTAAATTACTAAAAGATGATTCGGCAACATATGTCGCCATAGCAATAGACATAATTAAATCATCATGGTGACCCTTTTGGTGGTCAGGTCTACCACTGATATAAATAAACGTATTCATCTCATTATAGAGTCTTGCACTATATATTTTAAAATCGTGTCTCATAACCTCTTCAAAAGACGCAATTATTTGAACTCGTTTATTGTTAAAATTTATTCCAGGAATTTTTTCTAAAGCTTTAGGGTCGTATTTCCATTTGTTTGCACTATCCACACCGTCAACATAAAGATTCTTGTAACCCATTTCCTGCATCTTTCTTGCAGTTGAGACTCCCATACCCCCTGTGATATCTATCACAACAAAACAAGAATACATATTAGCCCATTTATAACAAATCTCGGCCATTGTGTCAGGAGGTAATTTACCAACATATTCGGCAACTTGTTCTCTCGTATCAAAATCGATTATTTGGAACGAACTAAAATCCTCACTATCTCCACGACTGACATCGACACCCATAACATACTTGTGACCAATAACAGGTTCTTTCCATATCCATAAAGCATTCCCCATCATTTTAGTTTGGGGTTCAGTTATCATATTTTCACGAATCTTTTGTAATAATACCGAATCAAATACGTTATCTCCCGAACCTAAAAAATTACACTCCAACTCTTGTGATACTTTTCTCTTATCGTATTTAAGTTTTTTAACCATCCCCTCAAACCAAGAAGAACAAGGTTTATATCCCTCGTCCATAATTTCTCTAAGTTTAATGTAGTCTCTGTCATCAAATGAAATATCACCCCAACTTATAATATTATCTTTATCGTATTCTTCTTTGTTTAATAAATAATGAATAACATTATCTGTCTTAACAAGATATAAATCTTTAGTATATCTTGGGTCTCTATACCAAAACATTTCAGTGATTTTAAAATCGTTCATGTTTCTTAATGCTTGGTCATAGATTTCGTAATAAATTGCGTCATAACCATTCGGTGTTGAAACGACAATCACTTTACCCCCTGTAGATAGGGACGCCATACAAGCAGACCAGAAATCACTGTCGGCCTCGATAAAGGCCGCCTCATCAAATATTAATATTGTCGGTGTAAATCCACGTAAAGCATCCTTTGATGTTGCAACCGCTTTAACTTCACATCCGTTAGTTAATTTATAATGTTTCTGTGAGTTCTTATCAAGTGAAAACCCTGCATTAGTCCATGACGGCCATTGAGACACAAATGCCTTAATTTTATTCGCCATCTCAACAGAAGTATCCAACTTATTTGCAATAATTAGAATTTTTTCAGGTCGTTCTTTTTTAGCGAAAACTAATTTTTTTGATGCCCATCCTGCGGTTACTGTGGTTACTCCAGCCTGTCGGTATTTTAAAGCAATGTTTTCATTATAGTTCTCATAATCCTCTAGCAATGAAATTTGGTCAGGAAATAATTCCAATGGGACATATTTTGACACAGTGTTATCATATGTTTGTAAGTATGTTCTTAACGCATAAGGTGTGTCCCTCATACATTTTACATACTCCATTAATAACTGTTCTTTTGTTAAAGTCATAAAACCATTTTTATATAAATATCAAAACCCCCATTTAAATTAATAAATGAGGGTTTATATAAATTTAATCTTTATTTTAAAAACCTAAAGAAGATAAATCAATGTCATCTAAGTCATCATCTTCATCATCGTCATTATTCATACTATCTTCGTAATCTTGTTTCTTCAAATCCTTAACAATTTCGTCAACCATTCTTTGGATAAATTGAGTTCCTTGTGGGTCACCATTTAAAATCAATTTTGCAACTCTAAAAAATTCTTTAGCATCTAACTTAGAGAATCTCATGAAAAGATAATGTTGGATATGTTTCATATCATCTTCGAATAATTCCGCAGGATATGTGTCAATAAATTTCTCCCAAAATACAGGACCTAATCTTGAATCCCAAATCTCAGCAGGTAACGTATCTTCAGCGTTCATAACCAATTCTTGTTGTTTCGGGTCGTCAGGTAAACCATGGGTGCCAAATACCTCATAAACACCTTTTACTAATTCGTGAATAAGTAATGGGAATGTTGCCGCTCTCGCTTTAACTGTTGGTGGGTCGGTTTGTTCGTCAACTTCACTTTGACCCATTTGTCCACCGCCTCCACCAGCCATTCCTTCCATATCAGGATATATCCAATACATATGTTCCATCAATGATTGTGTCACACCATAAAGGTTTAATAATTGTGGGTCTAATCTATTTAATTCTTCACCAACCAAAACATACATATGACCACCTTTAAATGCCGCCCCTTGTATTAATGAGTTAATAAATCTTCTTTTTGCCTTTTCTAAATTGAATTGTTCAAACGCATCTGCAAAATTTAATAAATCTTCAGTGTGTTCTTCCGCCTCTTTAAACGCATCTTCAACTTCTTCTTCTTCAGGTTCTTGAGGTTCTGTTCTCATACCTTTGGCGGCACTCATACCACCATGAACTAATTTGGCGTCAAACTGTAACGAACCTTTAGGAATTCCAAGTTCTTTCTTAACCAAATCAATTGCTAAATTTTCAAGATATTCTTTGTTTTGACTTTCTATTCTTGAGATTTGTTGTAAACCTCCCATAGCCATACCCATAAGGTTCATTAAAGGATTTGCACCTTGTAGTGGAGCCGTATTACCTAAATAACGTCTAACCTTTTCCACAGAGTCTTTAAATCGTTTAGACGAAACCACCTCAATAAAATCTCTATCTCCACCTGGCATCGCAGGATGTTCGTGATACGGAGTTTCTTTAGAAGTAATTTTCCTTTCAATCCCTGGCTCCATTCTTTCAGGTCCTTCGTAATCAATCGGAGCCTCTCTTAAACTTGATTTAATTTCAGTTAAAAGAGAACGTTCTCTATTTGTTAAACCTTCAGATAAAGATTTTTTCTCTAACTGTCTTTTAATTCTTAATATTTTTTCCATTTTTAAATTCAAGCTCATGTTATTTTAATTTAATTCCTATCGATTTAAATGACAACCAACTTGGTAATTTTCCTTTAGACGCCTTTGGAGCCTTTTTAGGTCCTGGTTTAGGACTATAAGGTGTTGAGGGTTCATTTGGTTTTGTTATTGGTTCTTTAATCTTTGGTTTAGTTTCTTGTTCATCAAACTCACGTTTGTGTGCCTTTGGAGCCTTTTTAGGACCTGGTTTAGGACTATAAGGTGTTGAAGGTTCATTTGGTTTTGTTATTGGTTCTTTAATCTTTGGTTTAGTTTCTTGTTCAGATACTAAAGATAAGAAATCTTTTTTAGACATTTTAGGTGTAATGTGTTTTTCGACTAATTTCATGATTTTTTTTTCAAGTTCACTTTCGCCCATACCTCTAACCCTTGGTGAAACCTTATCTAAGTTCATCAAATTAGCTTTAGTTATGGCTCCACCAACCATATCCATATAACCTTCCTTAGTTTCTTTTTTCTTTTCAGGCAATTTTTTAAAATTTGTTTTCTCAGCAAATTCTTCGGCCATTTTACACCATTTTTTTTGTTCTTTGGTTTTACCATCACCACATTTTGCGAAGAAATACTTTTGTTGTTTTTTTGATTCGAATTTCTCTGCAAGATTTTTATATTCT